CAGCATTGCCACAGATTACTGTGCCTACTGACTTTGATGTGATGACCACTGATATGATTGGTGAGATGCTAACTAAGGCGAGACAAGGCAACTTTGACCCATTGATTATCTCCGGAATTGAAGATGATTATGTTGAGAAGCTTTATGGGGAGAATTCAATCCAGCAGATTTACCTAAAGATATTGAAGCAGCTTGATCCATTGCCTTACAAGACAATTGATGAGAAAACTCTGCTTCTAAATAGCCAAGGCTGCTCACTTCAGGATTATGTGCTAAGTGCTAATCTTCCGGCCTTTGTAATGCAACTTGTGGATAATGATGCTACCTGGTATGATAAGCCTATTAATATCCAAAGGTTGCAAGTTGATGCAATGGCAGCTGCCAAAGTTGCTCAGATTAAGTCTGTTGTTGTGCCAATCATGCCTGAAGGAATGTAATGCCTACAGAGAAGCAATTAGCCATCATCAGGAAGATTCAGCAGATTCAGCTGGATATTGAGAATGGGATGGCTGATGCTTTGCCTAAAGTATTTAAGACCTTAAGCAATGAAGTAATTGATTTAGCCTCTGAATTAAGTCTTAATCCAAAGGATAGGGCTAAGACACTGAGAGAGATGGTTAAGCTAAAGAAGGACATTGCTGATACCATAGTCAATAATGCAGCTTATCAGACAGAGGTTGTGGCTGTGATTAATGGCTATAAGGCACTTGCTGAAGCTTCAAATGAATATTTAAGTTTAATTCTTGATGACTTTTCTCCGAAAACTGAACTTTATAAAGCCATTCTTGAGACTAATATTGAAGTTACTAAGGATGCTCTTATAGGATCAGGCATAAGAAACAACTTCAGCAATGCCATTCAGGAAGTGTTGAAGAGCAACATTGCAGGAGTAAGCAACAGGGCAGAGTTAAACAAGACTCTTAGGCAGTTTATAGAAGGCACACCGGATGATTTGCCATTTCTGAATAGATACATCAAGCAGACAACTAATGACTCTGTGATGGCCTTTAATGCAGAGTACATTCAGACAGTAAGTGAGGACTTAGGTGTTGAGTATTATCTCTATGCCGGAACAATTATAGAGGACACAAGGCCATTCTGCTCAGCAAGGACTGGCAGGTTCTTCACAACTGATCAAGTCAAGCAATGGGCTAATCTTAAAGGCTGGCAGGGAAGGATGGCAGGCACTAATGCCAACACAATCTTTATCTACAGAGGTGGATATAATTGCAGGCATCAACTGTGGCCTGTAAGCCAAGAGCAATATGATGCAGCAAAAGAAGCTGGCAGAACAGGAGTCAAGTAATTAATCAAGCTTGAGCATTCTATAAAATGGAGCAGGCACATGATTTGCCTTTTTAGGATGCTTCTTGCTTCTAAATGGCCTGCCTCTGCCAATATAAGTCTCCCATCTATCAGCAGTGGCATTGTACTTAAATCTCTTGTAGCAACTTGAGAGAAGTATGCACAATGTAAGCACCACAAGAATTCTCATAGTGACTTATCCAATTGATTTAGGTCAGCAATTGGCAACAGATGTTTTTGCTCAATCACTATCCTTAGTCCATAGCCTAAGTCTTTGAGTTCAGAAACATTCTTAATTTCTTCCTTCTTGATGTAGCCTAATATCTGCACAAGCATTTCAGGCTCTGAGCAATAGCATAGGACAAACAAATCTGCAATTATTTCTTTGAGGTTATTAAAAACAAGCCTTCCAGTCTTATACTTGGTGGACTTGACTTGAATGTTGTAAGAGCCAAGCATAAGGTCAGTTTCTCCACCATCACCATCTAAGTTGATGCTTGTGTCAAATGGAAGTCCTAAGTACTTAGCTACGGCATACTCACCCATTACACCAAGCATGTCTGCTTGCTCTTGGGTATTTCCCCATCGTGCAACAGATTGTCTATTGGGTTTTACTATATCCTTAAGATAATGCCTACCTGATGCTAATACTTTGATAAACTTGATTTCTCTATCTGTAAAATTGATGGACACTTCATAAATCAGTTTGCAATAATAAGCGAAAAAAAAGGATATTTGGGTATGAAAAAAGCCAAAACAAACACTAATTCGGTTGCTAAAATCACATTTGGCAAGCGCAGAGAAGGCAAGCATAGGAAAGCCAACAGGCCAAAGGATGGCAAGTCTAAAAAGTATAGAGGACAAGGAAGATAAAACTGAATTTGTTTCTTAATTTTACAGAATGCAACTGAAGCACTTTACACTTTCAGAGTTTGATTCACCTGATTATCCTGGTTCAGGGGCTAAGATGAAACCTGAGTTCCTACAAAGGCTGGATAATGCTCGATCAATTGCCAACATTCCATTCAGTATTAATTCAGGATATAGGACAATTGCTCATAATGCTAAGGTTGGTGGTGTTGATTCAAGCAGTCATACAGGAGGTTATGCAGCAGACATTGCCTGCAAAGATGGGGCTAAGAGATGGACAATAATTAATGCTCTTCTCAAGGCCGGTATAAATCGCATAGGGGTTTCATCAAGCTTTATTCATGCTGATTGTGACCCGACTAAGCCTGCCAATGTTATTTGGACATACTAATGACAGCAGAACTAAAGGATGAATTGGTAAAATTCGGTTTTGACCTTCCTGCTTATGGGGCAATAATGCTAACCAAGATTGCAGAGATAAACACCAGCAACTTCTCAGACTTAGAGAAGTACATGTATGATCATGGTTGGCTGTGGTTACTTGTCCTCCGGTTTGGAAATGTGATTTGGGATTTGCATCATAAACTTAGCAAGCATATTACCATCTATGAAGCTGGAGAAGCTGTGAAGATTACTGGATATGCTAAAATATTTAGAGAACTTAAAAAACTACTGAAATGAGAAAAGTTGAAACTATGTGGCTTTTTGCCTTCTTTATTATTTACATTGCTTACGATAGATTCCATGCCTATGATGTCGAATCAAAAATTAGTGATGATGTTCAGTACTTGGCGAAGAGTTGCATCACTTCAGGCATTGACTTGGCAAACATTAATCAGAGGGTTGATAGTCTGCACAAGCAGAATGAAGCATTGGCTAAGACTGTCTTATATTTGGATTCATGCAATCAAATAAAGGCACAAAAAGCAGACAAAGCGGAGAGAAGAGGCAAATTCGTGGGAGGGCTAATCAAAGGTCTGTTCCCGGGCATTTGACTTCAAATATCTATTCCAAAAGAATGCAAGTCTATGCATACACTTGCACTTCAGTTGTCCTTGTAGGCATGCTTCTTGGCACTGGGTACTTATACCAAGTAGAGAAAGTAAGTGCATCTGACAGCGTGCTGATGTTCATACTTGGGCAAGTACTCGGTGCTTGGGTAGCATTGACTAACAAGATTTTCCGAATTACTACACCTGCAATTTCTCAAGAAACATAACTAACTTGCGTTCATGAATTGCTTACAGAATTATATCGGTCTTCAAGGTTGCTCGACTGATGTGCCATTGTCAGGAATCTATATTAATGATTATCCTGGCATGTCTTCAGAATTGCTTGAGAAAATTGCGACTCCTGAGCAAGCCTCTTATGTAGGCATGTGGAACTCTGCACAAGCTGTCTCTTATCAGAGAATTAAGAGAGACATTCAGCTTGCCTTATATGAGTCGGCAGAGGCTCAACTTGATCAGGTTCTATTTCAGACCAGCAAAAACTTTGTTCAGCAGTGGCAACAGATTCAAGTTGTTCCTCAAGAGGCAATATTAAAAGGAGCATTTGTAAGCATTCAGGGCAGCAAGTATTTAAGCCTCCGCATTAAGCAATTGTTTGTCTATAATGCAGGAAGTGTAACCGTGACAAATTGTCCCTGGTTCATTTATCAGACTCAGGATGGGAAGATACTTGATCAAGGAACTTATGACATGCAACCAGGAATGAATTATGTTCCTATCAATAATGAGTTTTACTCAGACTTTGATAAGATTAACATCATGGCTGCTGTTGATTGCACCAACTTAGAAACAACAACAGGCATGTTTGTGGATTGGGGATGGAATCAAATGGACTTAGAATGTGCTACAAGATTCACCTATCTGTGGCGCAATGGATGGAGTATCTTTCCTGTGACTGCTCCTTTAGGTTATGGCTTTGGAGATAGTTGGAGTCAGGACAATAGCCAATCAGGTGTCTACATGGATGCTCAATTGCTCTGCTCACTTGATAGCTTTATCTGCCAGCAGAAAGAGTTTCTTGTTGATGCTTGGGCTAACCTACTTTGCTATCAGATTCTTTGGGCTAAGGTTGCAAGTCCAAGGGCTAATTACTTTAGCCAAGGCAACAGAGAGTTCACAGAGAGGGCTATGGCTACCTTCCTTGATGGCTATAATCAGTCGCTTGCAATTTGGGCAAGACAGTTGAACCTAAGAGGAGAAGGCTTGTGCTTTAATTGTGACAATGCCGGACTTATCCAGCAGGGTTTTGTCAGGCCATAGAATGCAGTAATCAACGGCAATTATATGCGAAAGGGTATAATTTGTGCAATTATGCTCAAACTATATCCTAAAGGGTATAATTAAAACTTCTCTGCTTGCTCAACTGCTCGGTTCATATACCACTGAGCCTTTTTTAAATCTTCCAACTTGCTTCCCTTCTTGCCTGCTCTGCTAATATACTTGACTACATTACCAAGGGCAAAGTCAAGATTCCAAGATTCAATCACCTTGATTGCCTCATAAGGGTTTTCCTCTCCACCATAGTGCTGAGGATGGTCAATAGATAAATTAGCTTGCTTAATGCTTACTTCTCCAAAGTAGTCTGTAATTGCGCCCATTACTTATCCTTTGCTATTAAGTGATAATAGACTCTGTAAGTAAGAAACAAGACAGCCACAGCATTAAGGCTCATATTTACCCAATTAACTTGCTCGCCTTCCTCCGGGATGATTGACTGAGCCACAAGAGTCATAAAGACACCAGCCATAATTCCAAGGCTCAAAAAGAGCAGTTTATTTTTCAATTGTAGATTTTCCATGATGCAATTTACCAAGAATAAAATAAAGGCTTAGGATCATCAACTTCATTCATAGTACTCAGCCTGAAGTCATCAATTGATTTGTAAAGTTTTCCATTGTGCAAGTAGCCAGCAATCTTAGGCTTTGACCTCATGTTAATTAATTCAGCCTTTATTAAGACATCATTGCAATCAATGTGACCTTCATGGTCAATTATCCAGTCAATTAGTTCCTGAATCTGAGTCCTTTGCATGAAGCAAATGTAAAATTATTTACAATCTACCGAAAGCACCTTTGTAACCAGTGTGTCATTAAGTATAAACCTCTGAACATTGACCTGATTGCCAATCCAAGAGTTATTACCACCACAAGAATAGTAACTTGAAGAAGTAGTTTTAGGAAATCCATCCCTTTCAGGATAGTAATCCTCAGAGAGCATTTGTATGCAGGTTTGGCAAT